AGCGGGTAAGACTACTCAAGGTACTCAAGCAATATCAATGGGTTACCTTGCTGGAACGACTTCTCAAGGTCTGTACGGTATAGGGATAGGTGCTAACGCAGGTAATAATACTCAAGGAACTAACGCTGTAGCAATAGGCCGTCAGGCTGGCTCTATTACCCAAGGTAGTAGTTCTGTAGCAATCGGCTACCTAACTGGTAATAATAACCAAGGTACTTTATCTGTAGCAATAGGTAATTCAGCAGGCGCAACTACTCAAGGTACTCAATCTATAGCAATAGGTTACTTCGCTGGTAATGGTACTCAAGGAACTAACTCTATAGCAGTGGGCTACTTAGCAGGTCAAATCAGCCAAGGCGTTAGCACTGTAGCAATTGGTTATGGAGCAGGTAGAACTACCCAAGGGGAGAACTCAGTAGCAATAGGTTACTCTGCGGGTAATGCTACTCAAGCTTCTTACGCTGTAGCAGTAGGCTACGTAGCAGGGCAAACCACTCAAGGTATCTACTCTACAGCAGTAGGTGTGAATGCAGGTCAGACTAACCAAGGGACTGGTGCTATAGCATTAGGTTATGTAGCAGGTCAAGCTACACAAGGCGCTAACTCTATAGCAGTAGGTAGATTGGCCGGTCAAACCTCGCAAGGCGCTAACGGTATTATTATTAGCGCTACTGGTGCCGCATTAGACGACACTACAGCAGGTCATATTCACATAGCTTCAAGCTTGGCATCTGTAGACTATAACGGCACTGCGTGGGCTCTAACTGGAGGGGCGCTAAGTGTCGCAGGAGTTATTGAATCTACCTCAGGCGGAATTAAGTTTCCGGATGGAACAACTCAAACAACTGCAGCCAGTGGCGGCGGTGGTGGTATTTCTGCGACGGGAACTCCTGTAAATAACCAACTTGCAGTATGGACTTCTGCTACGGCTGTTGAAGGAGACGCTGATCTTACTTTTGATGGCACTACTCTTTCTATAGTAGGTGAAGTACTTTCCTCCAGATCCGGTTCAGGAACCGATTCTTTCTCTATGGGTCTGAATGCAGGTCTAACCAGCCAAGGTGATAAGGCTATTGCTATTGGGGCGGGTGCTGGACAGTTGACTCAAGGAGAAAGAGCTGTAGCAATAGGTTTCGAAGCAGGTAATAGCGGTCAAGCGGTCCTAGGTCCTGTAGCAATAGGATATAGAGCAGGTAAGAGTAATCAAGAACAGGGTGCAGTAGCTGTAGGTAGAGAGGCTGGTGAAAGCAATCAGGGCCAAAAATCTGTCGCCTTAGGTGCGAAGGCTGGAAAAAATAATCAAGGGGATTATTCTATAGCAATAGGTGTGGACGCAGCCACTAACGGGCAGCAAAATAATAGCTTAGTTATAACTGCTGGTTCAGGAGGGGTATTTGGAGCAGGAAGTCTTCCCTCGTTTAGCTCTCATGCGGACGGAGAGGTAGTAATTAATACGGGTAAAGGCTCTATTGGGTATAACGGCTCTACATCCTGGGTAATAGCAGGTCACCCTACTAATGGAGTTTCTGCCCCTGTAACCATGGATGCCGTTATAGTATCTCACGCCTACACTGTTGCCACCCTTCCTACAGGTGTAGTTGGACATATTGCTAGAGTTACTGATGCTTCTTCCCCGACTATAGGGTCTACTGTATCTGGTGGAGGGGCTGCTTACGCACTAATAAATTACAATGGATCTAACTGGACTGTTATAGGCGTATAGGTAGAAAAAATAATTCTTGACATATAGGTTATAGTGTAGTATAATTATTGCTCACTGTACAGGTGAAACTTTTTAAACTTTGAAGGAGAAATCATGATTGAACTAAACTTTACTGAGCAAGAGCTACAGTCTCTAATTAATTTATTAGATGCTGGTGTAAAGGCAGTTGGTCTTCGGGGAGTTAAGGAGGCGGCAGGACTTTTAGAAAAACTAGAAGTGGCCGTTCCTACACAACCCCAGACCGAAGAGCCACAAGGCTAAATAGGAGGCTATAATGGCTACCATATTAATTGAGCTAGCAGGTCTTAGCACCAGCTTTACTATGGACGACAATGACGCAAACAGAATTCTTGCAGCATATACAGCAACGTATACTACGCAAGACGAAGATGGTAACGACGTTGTCCCAACACCTACAGAAACAGTAAATCAACTTGCCCAAGGGGTTGTTGATGAACTTGCTGCTAATGCAGTTAGGTGGGAGCAAACCGAAGCAAGTAAAACTGCTGTAGGAAATGTTCCTAGTATTGTTGCAACTATTAATTAATTATTAATGGCTGTAAAAAAGAAGGGGCTTAACGCCCCTTTTTTATTACTTGAAAATATCTTTCCAGTTTCCTGTTGTACTTGCTCTACTATACTCTGTAGCCCTATTCTCAAAAAAGTTGGCATGTTCCACGCCATTTAGCATGTAGTCTAACCATCCCAGCGGATTTTCTTCACTACCAAATACTTTCTTTAGCCCCAGACCTAGAAGTCTTCTGTCTGCTATATAGCGAATGTATTCTTTTACTTCTTGAGGAGTAAGCCCAGGAACATCTGCATTATTAAAACATAAGTCAATAAAAGCATCCTCTAGTTCTACTGTACGCTCTGCTGCGCAATAGATCTCATACTTAAGCTCGTCATTCCATATATCTGGATTTTCTTTTACAAAAGTACGAAACAATTGAGACATTCCTTCTACGTGTAGAGTTTCATCTCTAATTGACCAAGTAACAATCTGTCCCATGCCTTTTAACAGGTTGTGTCTTGGAAAGTTTAATAGAATAGCAAAACTACTAAACAGTTGAACACCTTCTGTAAACCCGCTGTAGACTGCTAAAGTTTTAGCAATATTCATTGGAGTATCCATTCCAAAGTTGCTTAAATACTCATGCTTGTCTAGCATTTCTTTATGTTCAAAAAACTTTTGATACTCATCATCTCTAAAACCAAGTGTTTCTAATAGTAATGAATACGCTTCCTGATGCACTGCTTCCATTGCAGCAAAAGCTGACAGCATCATTCGTACTTCTGGCTGCTTAAATGTTGGCAGATAATGCTTTGCATATCCACAACATACATCTACGTCCGCTTGAGTAAAAAACCTAAAAATGCTTGAAATTAGGTTTTTATTTTCTGGCGTCAGCTTATCGCGAAAGTCGCGAAGGTCATCTGCAAGGTTTACTTCATCCGGCAACCAGTGCATATGTTGTTGAGACTTGTAGTGCTCAAAAGCCCACGGATAGTTAAAAGGCTTATAGTACTCTCGTTCTTCTAATAAATTCATATTTCTCCCTACCAATTGTGTACTATATTGCTCATTATAAAAAAGCAAGTAGTTACATTTACTAGCACTATTAAAGTGCGTATTACAGCAATTACGTTATCATACTGCTCTGTTGTCTCATCATTAAATGAGCCCACTGTATATTTCCAAATTTGCCAGCACTCAGTTGTCTTTCGAGATGTCATACCAAACCCCGTCCCTGCCTAACTTTTCCCAGCAATAGTTCATTTCATCTTTTGACAGCACATACTTATATCTATTATCAAGTATCCACCCGTCTACAGAAGCAACTAGATGCCCCCCGCCTTTCTCTGTTCTGCAGAAGATAAGGTCTGTATCTATGTCCCACTGTGTCTCTAGTGTTTCCTTACACCAAAGAGCAAAGTCTTCACAATCTCCTTCTAAAGAGGCTACCCAATGCTCTCTTAGCCCGTACTGCTCTTTATCTGGTATGTAAATATGCTCTGCATGAGCCTGTGCTAATACCCCTACTAGTATCTTTTTTAAATCTTCTCTCAACAATCTACTCCTCTTTTACGAGCTTCTACACACCCACGAGGTGGCTTCACTTCGTCTCCCAGAATAAAAGGTTCTGGATCTGTCGTTTGACACGCAGAAAGCACAAGACCTAGTCCAATGCCTATAACTATCATTAATTTTAATGTTTTATCCTTCACAAGCTAAACATCCCTCATCATCTATACTATCAAAGATTAATCTTCGTAGTGCCTCATCTGATACAGTTTCTGCTCTCTTATAGGCTTCACTGCGTAGATAATATAAAGTTTTTACTCCTCTTTTCCAAGCCATTATATGAATAGCGTGAAGTTCTTGTTTTGATACATTAGAAGGAAAAAATACATTTAAAGACTGACTTTGGCAGATAAACTCTTGTCTGTCTGCTGCCATTTCAATAATCCATCGCTGGTCTATTTCTACAGCAGTTTTAAACACGTCTTTTGTCCAGTCATCTAAAAAGTCTAAATGCTGCACAGACCCGCCGTTCGTAATTATACTTTTCCATACTTCTTCAGTATCTTGGTCTAAGTCTTGTAGTATCGCTTCAAGATATTCATTCTTGAGTAAGCTACTTCCCGACTTAGTTTTCTGCGTAAACGCGTTAGCCCTATAAGGCTCAATACTAGGGGAAGTATTACCACAAATGATGCTACTGCTGGCATTAGGAGCAATAGCCAGAAGGTGAGCATTCCTAACTCTACCACGATCGTCATCAGGACAAGCCCCGCGTTCCATAGCCAAATTTTCAGTTGCTCGTACGGCCTCTCCTTTAATTCTTGAAAACATCTGGAGGTTTCTACCTTTTGCCATAGGGCTTTCAAATGGTATGTTATGTCTTTGTAAATACGCATGGAATCCCATTGCTCCTAATCCAATGCTTCTTTCTCTCATAGCACTATATGTAGCTCTATGTAGAGCAGAGGAAGCGTTATTTATAAAATATTCTAAAACATTATCTAGCATTCTTACTAAGTCTGGGATAAACATATCATCATGCTTCCATTCATCATATTCTTCCAGATTTACACTGGACAAACAGCATACCGCCGTGCGGTCTTTATCTGTGGGAAGTGTAATTTCGGAACACAAATTTGATTGATGCACTTCCAGGCCCAACCTTTGTTGAAACTGTGGTATTGCTTCATCAATAGTATCTTTAAACATGATGTAAGGTTCACCAGTTTCTACTCTGTTTTGAATTAATTTTACCCAAAGTGTTTTTGCAGATACAGTTTTTGTAACTTTTCCACTGTGAGGGTCTATTAAGTCCCAGGAGTCATCATATCCTTCCAATCGAGTAGCATTTTCAATAATTTGCATAAAATTATCAGTAATTACTACTCCATGATGTAAGTTTGTAGACTTACGATTGATATCTCCACCAGTAGGCTTACGCATATCTAAAAACTCTTCCACTTCTGGATGTGAGATATCTAAGTATGCTGCATAGCTTCCTCTACGAGTTACACCCTGTGAAAAAGCCAGCATTTCTGCGTCGACTACTTTCATAAAAGGGATTACGCCCGTGCTTTCGGAGCCATTGCTCGTTGTCGAGCCTACACTCCGAACCCCGCTCCAACATCCTCCGACCCCGCCACCTGCTGAAGACAAAAATGCGTTTTCAGTATAGTGCGATGTAATTCCTTCTCTACTGTCATCTACATAGTTCAGAAAACAACTAATAGGCATTCCTCTGTCGGTTCCTCCATTTGATAGAATCGGCGTAGAAAACATAAACCACAGCTTACTTGCATAGTCATACAATCTTTGTGCATGTGCATCATCGTCTGCAAAGGCTTTTGCGGCTCTTCCAAATGCTTCTTGGGGAGAAGTCTCCCCGTCTACAAAGTATCTATCCTGTAGAGTTTTTAGGCTAAACTCGGATAAATACTTATCTCTCCCATAATTAAGCTGCACTCAACTTCTCCTTTATAGCGGACACATTATCCGCTCCGATTGCGTCATCGCAATATGTTACTAAATCCATTAATTTATAGTTTGTAAGTATTCTATCTGCGTGTTCATTTACGTTTTGTATATATTTATACTTTCCTGCAATTGGTACCGCATCATAAACATCAAAAGCACTGCCATACGTTTCTATTAGGCTGATTGCCCTTTTAGGGCCAACGCCTGGGATTCCTGCAACGTTGTCACCTGAATCTCCAGTTAAGCACTTAAATGAAATATACTCTTCCTGAGGCACATCATAATGCTCGTCCCACGTATCTATAGTAACCTCTTTGCGAGTTACATAGGAAAATCTACCTACATTTTCTTGTATAAGTAAGTCCCAGTCTCTATCACTTGAGATCAGCCAGATAAAATCCATTTCATACTTAGCTTTATTATTTACTATGTGTGCCGCAATATCATCAGCCTCTACTCCTTTGAATCGAAGAATGGTGTAATCTTCTGATAATAGTTCCAAGGTTTCTTCATACTCGGAAATAAAATCTTCAAAGTCCATTTTATCTTTCTCAGTTTGAGTAGCGATTTTATCCTTACGATTTTGTTTGTACTGGTCGTCTATCTCTTTTCTATAGGTGGAAGACCCCCAGTCTGCTGTAATTATTACATTTTTACAGTCATAAGATTTTGCTAAAGACTGAATTGTTTGTTGATATTCATATCTAAAATCTGTTGCTCCCCTGTGTTTCCACCTAAATGCTAAGTTCAGAGAGTCTACTACAAGAGTACCATTCCCTTCATTTATCATTTTGTCTCCAAAATTAAACGCCATTATATAAACCTTATCTTTTCTTTATTTAACCACTCATCTGCCAGAAGAACATAGCAATTTAAAAAACTAATGTACATCCACTCTATAGTTTTTTCAGGACGTATCTCTGTAACTACATAGACAGGGGAGCGATTATACTTGAAAAATAGCAGAGGATCTTGATTTCCTCCCTCTGCTTGTATAATCAACTTTTTCCACCACTGAATTAAGTTATTTGTTTTCTTCTGCGTAAAAATTCTATCTGACAAGGGAGACTCTGCATAGTTTTTTACTTCTATACAGTACACATTCTTTTCATGAGGAACGTATAAGTCTCCCTTCAAGTATTCTAGTGCGCCTGAGTTTGGCACTCTTTCAAACTGTAAGTTAGTATGTTCTCGTAACATATCTCTTACTAAGTACTCGCCTCTTGCACCTTTTGCTCTAGAATCTACCATATTACTTCTCTAATGAACTTACGTTCCCTTGCTTTACTACTTCTACTTTTTCTAGTAGTGGATGCGTCCAGCCGTGAGATACAACATAAGTGTTAAGGTCTTCTTGTAGAAGTACCTCTACTAGCTTCTCTCTTCCTGTTTCATCCAATACATTAATAACTTCGTCTAAAAACAAAATATTTATTCTTGACTTAGAAATACTACTCATTAACTTTCTAATTGCAATTAGCGTTGCAGTATTTACTCTTGCTAACTCACCCGAAGAAAGTGCTAGAATGTCTACTATGTTTTCGTTATCCGTTACCTGTACGTTTAATTTGTCATTTACTACAATGAACTCTAATGTAAATCTACCGTCCGACAGTTCTGCAAGATATGTATTGGTGAGTTCTTCTAACTCTTTTACCAAATTTTCTATCTTGTAAGCAATCAGACCGTTTGTACTAAAAGCTTTCTTTAAAACTTCTAAGTTACTATTGAGTTTTTCTTGAACTCGAATTTCCTTCTTTACTATCTCTAGCTTTTCTAGCATGTCTCCTAGCTGAGACGTTACTACTTCTATTCTAGTATTTTCTCTAGTAATTCTCTCGTTCTCATCTGATATTCTTTTTATTTCTCTACTTGCATCAGCTAATCTAGATTTTATACGGTCTAGTTGAGCTTCTAGAGAATCCTTGTCCAGAGTGTCACTAGGAAGTGTAGAATCTATACTTCTGTATAAGTCCTCCCACTCTCTTTGTACCTTATCTCGTCTTGCCACCTCTGAGTTATTCTTCTTTATGTCTTGAATCTGTTCGGATAACTCTACGCCATCCATTTTTAGTTTTTGAGAGGCATCTTCATGCAATTTCAGCTGACTTTCAAATGTCTCTTTTGGAATATCCTGTCCACAAGATGAACACACATCAGGGGTAGACGCTAATCTTTTTATCTCTTTTTGATGATGCTGTAACTGTCCTTTTACTCCACCTAACTTTGTCTGCAATTCATCATAAGACTCTCTTTGCAGCGAAGAAATAGACTGTAAGTCTTGTAAACTTATCTTACTCAACATTTCCTTGTATGTATTATTAATAGAAATTTTCTTGTTTTTCTCAGAGATATTTTTAATTTCTACTGATAAAGAACGGAACTCTTTCTCATCTTCTTCCGTATCAATTTCTAAAGTTAGTAGAGGCTGTACCTTCGTATCGCCCAACTTATTTTCATCTAACCATTTTTCTACCATTGTGATGTTGCCACTTAGCTTTGCTATATGTAGCCCGCTTTCTTTGGCAGCTTCCTTGAACACTTCGAACAAAGCTACGTAGTTATCTAAATGTAACAAATCAATAAGAAACTTTTTTCTATTGGTATCTGTGGCAGTTAGAAACTGTAGGCTTGCATTTGTATTCTGATATACTAGCTGTGAAAATGTTTTAAAATCTACTCCTATGAGTTCTTGTAGTGACTTATAAGTATTTGTAGCCGTATGACTAGAGATATCCTCTCCATTTTTTGTTAGCCTTACTTTTATACTTGATTTTCTTTTTACGTCGATCTCATACTGATCGTCATCTTTTTCAAAAGACAGAGAAATACTGTATCCATCATTTACATAACGGTTTGGTATGTCTGCTTTCTTTATACCTTTTGAGTTCTTGTTATAGAGGGCTTCTTCTATAATTAACGGAATGGAGGATTTTCCCATTCCGTTAGTACCAATAATTTGAGTAACAGTATCACTGTCTAAACTCATCTCATTGTTTGGCCCGTAGCTAAAACAGTTACTCCACTGTAACTTTTTGAGAGTAATCACTAAATGTTCCTAGTATACTATCTATTTGGTCGTCCGATATTTCCAGAATTTGATATAAGTATTCTGAGAGTTCTTCTTCTACACTCATATCTTTTTTGATGATGAGAGAGGCTTCTGAACTGCGCTTTACTACTTTTTTATCTAGCAGTTCTGAGTTTTTTACTGCTGCTAACTCTTGAATATCCCCTTCTATTTCATAAATTGTATGGTCATACTCTGTAGCGACCATATCTTCTGGACTATGCACAGTTTTTCTAATCAACTGCGGTAAGTCAAACGGCTCCCATTGCCAAGACCAATCAACTTCATTGATTAGTAGATACCCCGTTGAGACCCTTTGTCTGTGAAAAGATGTCGTCATAGGACTACCTGGATAAACAATGTTTCTTTGAGTATTGCTATGGGCATGTAGATCTCCTGCAAATACTACAGGAAAATCTTCAAACCTACTCAGGTCTACTTCAGGTTTTACATGAGGAGGAATCTCTCCTCTTACATGAGTAAACAAGGGCATTCTAGTATTAAAGTGCTCTATACTTGTTTTCTTGTGTAAATCAGCATATGGCAGTACACCAAAACCTAAATCATTATCAATATACGATATGTCTACTATCTGAACCAAAGGGTTTATCTTTCGAGATACTTCCTTTAGCTGAGAAAAGAACGTCTTATTTTTCTTTGTAGCTTCGTGGTTACCGTCATAGATTAGAGTGGGTATTCTCACGTCTGCTATAAAAGAAAAATATAGCTGTAACTCTTCCATAGTAGGAAGGCGATCAAATAGATCGCCCCCTATAATATGCATATTGCATTCGGATTCTAGGTTATGTACTTCTTTAAAGAACTTATTATACCTATTTAGTGCCCAAGATGTTGGGACATTTTTCTGCCCCAATTTGATGTGCCAATCCGCTGTGAACAGAATCATGCAATGTTGAACTCATCTTCAATGCTTTCATCAATTTCTGAAGTACCTGACGCATTATCACGAATACGATCAAGCAACTCTTTTTGAGCATCTGGAGTCGGACGAGGCATAACATCATCCATAGACTTCAAACCTTCAATGGCAGCAAGCTCTTCAGCGTCTAAAGCACGAGGCTTACACTTAAGGGCTTGTAACTGATACTCTACGTTGTAAGGCAGAGGTCCAGTCTTTACTCGCTTAAAGAACACGTCCCAACCAGTTTCAGGGTCGGTAGGATCTCCTAAGTCATCAGCAGCCGTAAGAATTTGTTCAAACAACTTTTTCTTTAAGTTTACTACTTTCAGCTCACCATTATCGAGGCACTGCATAGCGTAGCTCCAGCCACACTTGAGGTCTGGATAGAACTCACGTACCCAATCTTTTTCTAAGTTGTTGAATCTTTCTTCGTTACGGTCAAAAGACAAACACTCAAAAGGAATGTTCTTACCATTATCCCCTTGAATCCAGTATACGTAACGAGCTAGAATGTCTCCTACCAAACGGACTTTATTGTCTCCGTCTCGGTATGTAAAACTATTCATGTTTGATTTACGTGCTGCGCCTTTTGTTTTGTTGAATCCGATAGCCATGTTTTATATTCTCCTAGTGGACTTCTTCGTACTTAAAAAAGATTTTGTCTTCTCTAAGCTCTAGTAGTCTATTGTTTTTAATAAATGAGTTAACTTGCTCTTCACTTTGGAAGGGTAAGAGAACTCTGTCTAGCGTCCGTATCTTATTTAGTTTATAAGATGCGAGCGATCTAAAAGAGGCAGCAGCAAGATAGTCTGCCACCTCTTTATAGGTATACTTATGAGCCTGCTCCAAGAGCGCGTGTGGGTATAACAGAAAGCTATCCCCAGCGAAGGATGTATGCGAATATTTATATATAGCGTCGTATCTTGTTTCTGGAATCTGCTTGTGTACTAACATTCTTAGAATGCGTTGCACCTCTACAGGATTGCCTTTCGACGCTTTATAAACCTTCGACCAGTCAAATAAGAACATATATTATACCAAAGTATGAAGTAAATGTCAAGAACTATTTTTTCAAAGCTGCCTTATATTATAGCCTTGCTTTATGTAATGCCCCATGCGATTGGACGCTTGGCTTCTAGCAGTGTTACCTTTTAGATGTATGTCTACAACTACGGGGCTTATCTTTCCTTCCTGCTTTCGTATAACTCTACCTATTAACTGAGTTAGCAGGGGCTCATTGTTAATAGGTGTACCTAGAATAAGGCAGCTCAAGTTGTTTACTGAGATACCTTCTGAAAATATTGCTTGTGTGCCAAACAATATATCTTTTTTACCGTCTCTAATTTCGCACAAGAGGGATTCTCTTTCCTCATGTTCTACTCCGCCGGTAACACACACCGCATTTTCTCCTGCTAGTTCAGCGCATGCTTTTAAAAAGCTAACTCGGTCACTTACCACCAAGACTTTATGCCCCTTTGCAGCGTAGGCTGCCGCAAGCATGGATACGCTATGTAAATACTCTTCATTTCTAGCCAGCGCAGTTACTCTATTAGCCCAGGGAGTGCGGTTTCCATCCATAAATCTTACTTCTGACTTTAAAACATGAATTGTAGGAACCATAAAGTTTTCTTTCGGTGGTTTATAAACATTTTGTCCAAAGTAATCTCTAAAGACTACATGTTTCCCATCCTTTCTTTCTATAGTTCCTGACAATCCCAACTTATATCTACAGTAATTTGAATCTATAATTTTAGAAAACGTTGGAGATGATACGTGATGCATCTCATCCAGTATGATAGTGCCAAAAGAGTTCTTTATAGCGGGTAAGTTACGGTATAAAGTCTGAGTATTGCCAATTACGATTGGATTATCAATTTCAAACTTT